AATTGTTGGCAACTGGTGCAGGTAGATTAAGAAGTAGTGGTGTTATAATTTTTGATACAAGCGGCGCCAATGAAGTTGCTCGTATTGACACATCAGGAAATCTTGGCGTAGGTACAAGTAGTCCAAGTGAGAAATTACATGTCTTTAATAGTTCACAATCATGGGACGCATATTCTCGTATAAGAATAGGAACGGAAAGTTCAAGTTACGAAGGCGCTATAGGATATCATAGAGGAACAACTAGTGACAGTGATAGAGGTTTATATCTATCAGGTAGCGGATCAGCTAACAAGCATTTACAAGTTTTATATAATGGTAATATTGGTATTGGAACAAGTAGCCCATCTTCTTTATTACACTTGTACGATTCAACAAGCACATCCAGTAGTACTACTGGAACTACACTTTTAACATTAGATAATTATGTTGGAAGTGACTTAAATCAGCAAAAAACTTTTATAGACTTTAGATTATTTGATGATAATACTAACGAAACTCCACAAGTGCGTATTGGAGCAGAAGTTGGAGCAAACACAGACGCAAATACCCAAATAATGGAAGGCGAAGGCGCATTTGTTGTATACACTAATGATACTAGTGGTACAGGTGGCACAGCTACAGGACTAAATGAACGACTTAGAGTTTCATCAAACGGCAATGTTGGTATTGGTACAAGTACTCCATCGTCAACATTACATGTTGTAGGAAGTATATTAGCAACTGCTGATATTACTGCTTATTCAGATGATAGTTTAAAAACAAATGTACAAGTCATTGACAATGCAGTAGGTAAAGTAGAACAACTACGAGGAGTAACATTTGATCGTATAGAAGATGGATCTACTTCTACTGGTGTTATTGCACAAGAACTCAAAGAAGTACTTCCAGAAGCAGTACACACAGATGAACAAGGAGTACACTCTGTTGCATATGGTAATGTTGTTGGCTTATTAATTGAAGCAATCAAAGAACAACAGAAACAAATTGATGAACTTATAAAAGCTAATAAGTCATAAATACATTAAATAGAACGGAGAAAGAGCAATGGCTTTTTATATAGGAACAGACAAAGTAATTGAAGATACAGATGCAACGGCAGGTATTTCCACTAATAGTAATTTAGATAAATTACAAATTAATGAAACCGATGTGCTGACACATGATGGTAGTACAGTTACATTAAAAAATGTAGATATTGATTATACAACTATTCCAATAAACACTGATGATCTTACAGAAGGTTCTAAAAAATTCTACGCAACAAGTTTATTTAATACAGATTTAGCATCTAAATCAACAAGTGATTTAGCAGAAGGCACAAACTTATATTACACAGACGCAAGAGCAGATGCCAGAATAGCAGCAGCTGACACAGATGACCTTACAGAAGGAACAACAAACCTTTATTACACAGACGCAAGAGTTAGTGCATTATTAGGCGGTGGCGGCGGTACTACTTATGCAACACAAACATACGTTGACACAGCCGAAGCAGACGCAAATACATACACAGATACTGCAATATCAAATTTAGTAGATACTGCACCAGCAACATTAGACACATTAAACGAATTAGCAGCAGCACTTGGTGATGATCCTGCTTTTGCAACAACAGTAACAAATAACATTGCAACAAAAATTGGCAATGTTGTAGAAGATACGACACCACAGTTAGGCGGCGACTTAGATTTAAATGGCAACAACATTACAAGCACTTCCACTGATTTTGAGATTAATTTAGGCACAGGTGCAAACATAACTAGTTTAGGAATTGGTGGTTTATCTGAAACTGGCATGACAGGTGGCGGTATAGGAATTGCATCATCAACAAATGCAGGTTCGGACGTTGTATTGTTGGGCGATCTAGACTTTACAAGTGGTGGATTAGTAACTGGTGAACTTATAGGAATGTGGGCATTTGATAATGCAACTAGCTTATCTTCTAATGTTGGACTAGCTCTAGTAACATTAAACGGCACAAACGAAATGGTAGGATGTACATTATCAGATAGTGCTTCTGTTATATTTGGTAACCTAGGAACAGCAAATGAAGTTGGATTAGCAGTTGGCACAAGTTCAGACGCTAGAATTCATCAACTTGATAGTTCTGGTAATACAATATTTAAATTACCAGCAACAGATGGAACAGCAAACCAAGTTTTAAAAACGGATGGTGCTGGAGATTTATCATGGGTTGCACAAACAAGTAATACCAATACAACATACACAGCAGGAGAAGGTTTACAACTAGTTGGAACAGAATTTTCAATGGATGGTGCCTACGCAGGCGATTTTAGTGTTGATGGAAACATTACTGCAACTGCTGATGTTACTGCGTATTCAGATCAAAGATTAAAAAGAAATATAGAAACTATTAGTAACCCAGTAGACTTAGTTAACTGTTTAAGAGGTGTAAACTTTGAAAAAGACGGTAGACACAGCACTGGTGTTATTGCACAAGAAGTAGAAGAGTTTTTACCTGAAGTAGTTCATACAGATGCTGAAGGAATGAAGTCTGTAGCATATGGAAATATATCAGGATTATTAATTGAAGCAATCAAAGAACAACAAAAGACTATAGAACATTTACAAAAACAAATCACAGATTTACAAAATAAAAATTCTTAATAATACAGAATAATATACTACTATATGCTATGAAGCGTTTAGGATAAATATAAATGCAAGCAATAAGCATGCAATTATCGATAATTACAAGCAAGGAGTCAACACATGGCATTACCAGCAACAGGCGCCGCAATAACAATGGGTCAAGTACGAACTTACTTTGGACTTAGTGGAACAATCTCTATGTCTACTTTAGGTAACTACATTTCACCATCCGTAACAACAAACATTAAGCTATCAGCTACGTTTGGCGGTTGGCAGAATCCAAACTCAACAGGTGCGGACAGTTAATTTAATTGACTAAATAAAACTATTAATAACGCTGTTATTTACTTGACAGCGTTATTATTTTATAGTAAAATATAATAAATTACAAAAGTAAACTCAACCACAGGAGAAAACAATGAGTATTAGAACACGCTTCGAGATAGAAACGTTTGTGCTTGGTGCACACCCAACAGCGGCACGTAAGGCACATGCATTAACACAAGAGCTTATGCAAGCTCGAGAACAACAACACCCAGACCTTCCAGTATTAGAAGAAATATATGCAAACTTTAGTGCAGAACATGATGTAGAAGCATTATTGTCTAGCATTAATGATTCAGAGGAAGAATATTGGGTACACCGTCTAGCCAAGCTAGCGGCAATTGATATTTTAACAATTGGTAAAGTACAACCAGAACATATGAATTATATGGTAGCATTAGAAGATGAAGCCTTTGCAGCATGTGTTAAAGAAACAACTTCAATTGCTAAACAATTGAATTACGAAGTACAGCAAATTGAAGCTGAACTTCAATCAGAACTAGCTTCTGAAAAGTAATTAATGGTCAGTATAACTAACCATTATTACAAAAAAGACAATTCCGCAAATGTAGCCATTTGTGTTCCTGTGCAGAATCAAACTACGGCGGTCTTTGCTTATAGTTTAGCCATGCTTCAAAAAAAGTGTGGTGAGACTGGACTTGCAACTTCATTACATTTTAATATGGGTAGTGAAGTAGCAATGCAAAGACAACAGTTAGTAGATCAAGCACTAGAAACAGATTGCACCCACATTATGTGGATTGACGCAGATATGCAATTTCCAGTAGATACGCTAAATATATTATTAGCATCTAATAAAGATATTATAGCTGGAAATTATTCAACAAGAGTTCCGCCCCACAGGCCGGTTGCCTTTAAAAGCAAAACTAATTTAGACAGTAGAGTTTTTACAGGAAAAGGAATTGAAAAAGTATGGGCAGTAGGAAGTGGAATGATGTTAGTAAAAAGAGAAGTATACGAGAATATTTCTCGCCCTCATTATAAAATTGAGTATAACGAAGGTTATACTAGTTTAGTAGGAGAAGATATTTACTTTTGCAATCTAGCAAATGAAAATGGATACGAAGTAAATATTAGTCACGATCTAAGTGACAGAATTGCACATATAGGAACTCGTGCATACACAATTAAAGGCGATTGCAATGATTAATTTAGTTAACACAAAAAAAGGATTTCAAGGACAAAGTGTTGTAACACCTTGGGATAGATTAAAAAGGTTTATGTTCGATTCATACCCAGTTATTAAGACACCCATTAAAGTAACAGACGAAGGTGCATTACTTGATCTAGCATCTAAGTACAAAGATACACACGATATGGTTTGGGTGGTTTTTGATGAAATTGAAGTAAACCCAAATTTTACATGGCAATATAGACCTGATGGGGAAATTGGTAAGAACTTTATTCACACATTTCCTAGAGTAGTCAAAAGAACTAGCAGACCAGTTAGTTGGGGTGATGTTCAATTAGTTCCTACACACAATGTATCTCATGGAGTACTACAAAATAAACTTGTATCGAGTTATCACGTAGCAGAATTTGATATATTCATGATTAGTTTCCATGAAGCAGAAGCAGACGAAAACTTTCAAAAACTAAGAGAAAGGTTTAAAGATGCACAACATGTTAAAAATGTTGAAGGTATTGGTAATGCACATAGACGTGTAGGAGAATTAGCAAAAACAGAAATGGTTTATATTGTTGATGCTGATGCAGACATAACAGGACATTTTAGTTTTGATTATATTCCACCAATGAGTAGTAGAAAAAATACAACATTTGTATGGAGTGCAAGAAATCCAATTAATGATTTAGAATATGGTTATGGTGGTGTTAAACTATTTCCAAAAGAACAATTACTTTCATTAGGACATGAGTTACCAGACTATACAACAGGTGTAGCATTTTATCAACCAATTAGTGATATATCAAATATTACACGATTCAATAAAGACCCATATAGAACATGGCGTAGTGCATTTCGTGAATGTGTTAAATTAGCAAGTTCTATAAACCCTAATCAAAAACAAGAAGAAACAGATGCAAGACTTGAAACTTGGTGTACGGTAGACAACGGTGGACGTTTTGGACGCTACTGTCTTAAAGGTGCAAACGAAGGCAAAGCATACGGACTTGAAAACAAGGACAACACAGAAGCATTAAATAAAATTAATGACTTTGAATGGTTACGTGAACAGTTTGTTGCTAGTATGAAAAAACGATAAGTTATTTTTGTTTTGTTTGATGTGTGTGTACAGTTTTAAGTTTCTTAATAAACTGTTTTGAATTAAATTGTATCTTTGCTCCAGGATGAACAGGTCTAGGCCAATTCCCAATTTTAACCCAACAATAACCATCACTTTCGTTGTTTAGTACAGGAATGAATTCATCTTCCACTGTGACAACAAAACTGTGATATATAAATTTCTTGTTAGGGCTTGTAAATTTGTTTAAAGGAATAACCTTTTCAATAGATGGAACTATTCCTACTTCTTCTTCTATTTCTCTATATAAAGTTTCAATAGGTCTCTCATTACCTTCAGATTTGCCACCAAAAAAGCCCCATGTTCTAGGATGATTAACTTCGCCACTTCTTTGTTGTAGCATTACTCTGCCAGTATCTTTACTTAAAAATATACATCCGCTTGCAGTTATCATATATGTCCTATCCAGTGTGTAACATCATCGCAAGGATCGTCTGTGCTATAAATAGATTCGCCAGTATCCAGCATTATAAATTCCTTCATAACTGTTTATCCATTCAGTTCCATTCCATTCTAACTGATCGTTGCTTGAAGTATTTGTTACGTATTGTGTTGAGTTGTTTGTAGAACTATCAAAACTAATAGCCCATGCAGTACCATTGTACTCTATAATATCATTTTTGTGTGCAACTACACTAGTCCATAGTGCATTTATAGGAGTATCATTTAATATAATGTAACGTTGCCCGGTAACTGCTGAAGGAACACTTCCATCTCCGGGATAATTTTTAGTAGGATCTACTATAGCATTTACGGCTGTTAGTGTATTAGTTGGCAATGTTGAATTATCTATAGTAACACTTAAAAGATTTGGATCACTTGGGTGTTCTTCTAATCTTCCAATAATATCATTATCATCATCAGTTACATCCGATCCTTTTTTAAGTCTTAATTGACTTATACCAGATCTTAATGTACCAAATGGTAGTAATTCTTTGTCCCATTCCATCACTAATCCATCTTTACCTAAATTTGTACCTTTGTCGTTTAAAATTTGTAAATTACCATTTTCGTATTTGACTTTTTTATCTTCGTATGTAACGATAGTATATTTTAATGTGTCTTTGTCAAACACCTTTTGTTCTTTAAAATTATCTAAATCATCATCG